GTGGCGCCCTTGTGGCAATAGACGTCGAGCCTGTGAATAGTGGCGGATAGCCTATAGACCATGAGAGTCAGGGTCGGTCATGAAGCAGGGACTCTGGCAGTGTAGCCGGTGCAGACAGTGGTGGATCTACAAGGTTCAGCCCCATACGACGCGCCTGAACCGTAAATGCCTCAGATGTGACCAGAGAGTGCGGGCGACGATAGATCGGGCGCCAGGGCGGCGCGGAAGGCCAGCAACGGTGAAAGTTGAGCAACGGCCCAGCTACATGCCGCACTCAGCGCTCGAACATGAGCGCCAAGCCAGGAATAAGCACTGGAGGCGTCGACCTGCCGTCGACGAATTCACCAGAGCGTCTAAACTTGAGGAGTGGGACTGCTCGCCAGCGCTTGGATTTGAGCCCGGGTTCAAGCGCTCGCAAAAAGGAGGAAATTGAATGAAAACTGTACCATATGAATTACAAGAGCTATTGAATGCCATCGGGCACACCATCGATGAGAACCCAAACGTCACCCCGATCGAAATGGGAGAGATATGGGAATGGTTGAATGAGATTATGGAATTATCCGTTCTCCAGCATGCTCAGGCTGGTCTGGGAGAATATCTCGAATGAGTTGCATCTGTGATTTAGTCGGGATGAAGATATGCCTGAAGTGTCTGAATGAAATGATTCCGAAATGGGAGCTATGTGGATTCGTATGGTTGAGGGTATGATGAATAACTCCCAATTCTGGACTTGGGTCGATTACTGGGAGTGCTGGGATTTCATGCAAGACGAACTCGAAGACGAATTAGAGCTCGAAGACTGGGCCGATGAAGCGCTCTGGCTTATCTGCCTGAAATGTGGAAATCCGCTCGAAGGCTGTGTTTGCTAGGTATCAGAGCCTACCCCGATGTCGACGAGAGCCTCCAGCACCCCTTCCAGTGAGTCCGATATCCAGGATATCGAGATTTTTCTGGGAGCATTGGATACGGGCTGGAATCCAGGCAGACCTAGAGATTCTCTCAAACATCTTCTCTCAGCTTAGATGCGAAGATATTCAGCTCTGAGAGCGCTTTGACGACATAGGCATCGGCCAATGCCTTGGTTCGCCTTCGATTCTCTTCGGTTTGTTCCGGCGAGGCCCAGGCTGGACCTTCCTCGGTGATGTGCTCGAGGCCCTCGACGGTGGCGACACCAGTGGCGAAGCCGATACCCGCTCCCACGGGTCCACCCAGGAGACCGCCGATGATCGCGAAGATGCCGCCGACGACGAGGTTCTGCGTTTCCAGATAGTCTGCAACCTGCTCAACCGTCTTGCCCTCGACTTGTTCTTCCCAATCAACGCCAAGGTACTTTGAGGCAGACGCCAGGATCAGGCCGATGATCGCTGCCAGCGCCACTGGTGACGAGAGGACCTCGACGGCTGGACCCGCGAATGCCCTGACCTGGACGGCAGTGATGAGCGCGTCGAGTTGCTCCGATTGTTTGTCTTGGAGGCTGACCCGATACTCGATGACCTGGTCAGGCTTTCTCTTAGTCATCCGGCATCACCGGAAATGAGTCGGCGGCGTCGTTGCTCTCAGCATGATCTTGAGGGAGATCTCGAAGAGCCTGGCGGTACTCCTTCCAGGCTGTCGAGAGGACTCGATCCTTGACGGCTCGCCAGTCGCTGTCTTCGAGAGCTTGATCTCGCTCGGCTCGAACCTGAACCCAAGTGACATCCTCGAGGTGGGTGGAAATGATCGAACCATCAGCGGCGCATTTTGTTACTGTCCTCAATTGGTTCCCCTCCACCAGACTTTAGGAATATAGAACAGAGCTTGCGATGCAGTCCAAGTCGTGCTCGTCGTATAGGAGGCTGGGAGCGTGTAGTTCGTTTCACTGGCGGCCTTTAGCCCGCCGTAGTTTGGATCACCCCAGAAGTGAGTGATTTCAGAAGCCCTTCTGATCGTGGGATATTGCGCATAGCTCGCATCGCCGCAGATCGCAATCGAGTACCAGGTGTTCGCCTCGAGGGTGACTGTTGATCCAGGCGTTATCTCGACTCTTCCTGAAGTGTCGGTCGCGTAGCTGACTTCCGAATTAGCGACCTTCGCCATAGGACGCCCCACTGCCCAACCAGTGTCAGAGGATGTCGACAGAGTGTAGATCGCCAGCGATCCAGTCGTGCCTCCTGTTCCTGCAGTACCAGTGAAGAAGATCGCATACTCTTCGACCTCGGTGTAGTCACCAGAATAGAACGGATAATGGGAGGGTGTGTCATAGTGGGAATCGAGAGTGCTGGAGCTGGAGTAGCCGGTGGCGATTGGCGCCGTTGGGATGAATGAATCATCGCCGGTGGTGTTCGCCTGGCTGAAAGGAACGAAGACAGCTGCAGAAGCTCCACTCGCTGCGGTCAGCCAGCCATCGAAGCTTCCCTTCGTCACCATCCTGGCGAATGCTACCAGGCACAGTCTACGCAGCTCGTCCTCGTTAGCTTCCTCGATCGCAATAGGATCCCCGACATCTGCGAGATCATCAGCTGACAAATTCTCGAGGTCGAGGTTCTGCAGGAGGGTGTAGACCCTGGGCGAACGCTTGATCGCATCTGGTAGAGGCATCACAACCACCCATCGAAGCTGCCCTTCGTTACCATACGCGCGAAAGCGACCAGGCAAAGACGCTGCAATTCATCCTCGTTCAGCATCTCGACAGTGATCGGGTTGCCAACCAGGGCGAGATCATCGTCAGTCAGGTTCTCGAGCGTGGTGTTCTTGAGCAGCTTGTACACTCGAGGCGATTCCGCTTGCACATTTGGAAGAGGCATCATCTCATCCCCAATGTTAGCATAACGAATCCGAAGAAGTTGTCAGGGAGGCCGACGGATGGTGCCCAGGGCGTGCCTCCATTCGCACCATTACCGCCGACGGGGGAGTATGCTGATGCTGCTGCTGCTGCTGTTGCCGCTCTCTCTGCTGCTGCTGCTGCTGCTGCTGCCTTGTTAGCATCTTGTCGATCCTGGCTCGCCTGTATATTTGCAAGCTGTGCTGCAGTCAGACCGCCGATTTGAGTGCCAGTCCCACCGACTCCAACCCCACCTACCAGTGTCAAAGCCTACACCTCACTTGAGCTGCTTCGATCTGGTCTTGGATATCCGCTCGATCGAGTCGAGGTCTTTTGTCGAAATGAATCCCCTGAGATAGAGCTTCTTCGACTTCGAGAGTATTTCGGCTAATCTTCGGCGTCCAGCCGCTTTCGTGAGCTTGCCCATAAGATCACTCTCAGGCGTTTGTCAGGAACTGGAACTTGAAATTCAATTGGATCGGTACCGAGGCCATTGCGAACGCCGGTTGTTGAGTAGCTGGGTCTGTCGCGCTGCAAGAACCGATGACATTGCCGAGAGCATCGACGGCGTAGAAGCCCTGAGTTTCAATCAAGGCGCCATCAACAGATGTTCCAAACCATTTCACGATTCTGTCGCCCTGGAGCGTGTCGCCGATCGAGTTGCCTGTTTGAAGGTCGACTAATTCGTTCGTTGCTCCACCAGACGGTGTAACATGGAAGATTCTCGAGACTCCTCGAGCTGTATAGACTCCAGCACTTGCTCCGCGATCAGCGGCAGTCTGGCTCATGCACCGGACGATGTCTCCAGCCTTCAGAGTGTATGGTTGGCACAGTGCAGGTTGCCCGTCAGTGACGGCGCCCTTGATTGACCAGGGGATGATCGCCGCAACAAGACCTTGTGAGAGGATGAAGGCATAGCCGACACCCGTGTCACAAGATACCAGACCGCCGACGACGGTCTTGCCAGGAGCGAAATCGCCGACATTGGCTGCCGTCACCGTGTAGGCAACGTCAGTTGTGAGGTTTGTTTCAGTTCCCTCAACGAGATCCAGCTTCAGTGGTATGTTTGTTCCGTCTGAACAAATCAGATTTCCTACGACCGTGTTCGTGGCCATAATATCACAACCTCACTCCGATGCCAAGGGGCTTGATTAGGTTTCGATTTACATTAGCAATAGGCTTCCGTAGTAATTTCTTCGCGAACTTGAAGGTGATACCGATCCCGATCGCACTCACAGCCATAGCCTGGTAATTGGCCATGAACATGGAACTCATGGAATCGAAGGAAGAGCCAGGGTCTGAGATGATCGACTGTAGTGTCATCGATCCGTTAGTGGTGACCATGCCGTATCCTGCACCGCCGGTTGCACCTGCTCCGTCGAATCCGAGAACGCCGATCGGAGAATTGCCCATGACGCCGCCAGTTAGGACGCTCGCGTAGGCGTAGGACTCAGCTATGTTGAGGAGACTGATTGTCTTGGGCGATCTTCGGCGTCGAGACTTTTTTCTGCGTGCCATGTCCAATCTGTTAAGAAAGGAGGCTTATAATTAACATGATTATGATTCAGGGGGAACGAATTGTCCATCCGTACCGCGTTCTGTCACAACGGCTTGAATGGTATTCATTTTTTGGTGAGCAATGGATTGAATCATTTGAGCGATAGCGCCTTGGATCGGGTTAGGAGGCTCGAACTCTCCAAGACTACCCGACATCAGCTTGTCAATTAGAGCTGTAATCGCCGTTGCGAGCTTCTCATCGATGTCCTGCAGCCCCTGGTCGAGGTGCATTCTGATCCAATGAGCCAGAAAGCCGATTGCACAGAGGTTTAGGAGCATCAAACCGGCCAAAATTGCCGTTTCAAGGACTACCATGCCCGTCCACCAACCGTCGCCCGTCCATAATACTGCTGTCGTCCTCTCATTTCGCCCTCCAACCCTCCCGCCCAGAGTCGTCGCCACTATTGATGGTTGCTCTTCGTGTTTTGTGGCATACTTTCGGAATAGTGGCGCCCTTGTGGCAATAGACGTCGAGCCTGTGAATAGTGGCGGATAGCCTATAGACCATGAGAGTCAGGGTCGGTCATGAAGCAGGGACTCTGGCAGTGTAGCCGGTGCAGACAGTGGTGGATCTACAAGGTTCAGCCCCA